AATACACCGCTATTAACCGCGTTTTGACTTATGTAAAATTTATAATCTAATGCCGCGTTATTGTCGGTAATTAACACGATGTATTTAAAGTTGGGTTGCGCATATTCGCTCGATGTCATCGTAAATGAAACATCATTATTCGAATAAATCAAACCACTAAACGCGCTATTCCCTTGCGCTGTTAGTCCTGTGATTGCTGTGGTATATGCCATTATACTTTTATTTTCTTTTGTAAGCTATCTTCAATTATTAAATTAATTTCTTTTTCAAGTGCTGATTCAAACTCAGGTTGAAATTCTACTATCACATCATTAACCGCATCACGCCAATAAAACAAAGGTGGAATACCTCTAAATGAAATTCCTTTGGCGATATTATACGCTGCGGTGCGTACTACTGATGGCGTTTGTTTTACAATCTTTCCTTTGTCATCACGTACACGGATGGGTTTGATTTTCATCCATTGTACAATCGCTTCTATTGGTGGCATCTTTGCACCTTTGCGCCTTCCGAATTCAACAACACTTGCATAATTAGCAGCTTTACCTTTAGCAAAGAATTCAATCTTTGAACTCTTGCCATTGTAATAATAAGCAAGTGATGTTCTTAATGTATCACTCGCAACCGCCCTGCGTTTCTTTCCTTTAACCGTTCTATACACTCCGAGATTTAGCATGGCACGTTCTACCACCGCAGCCCCGAACCGATTCATTATGTCATTGAGTGGAGTGTTAGCCATTGAACGCGGTGAATTTGGTGAATGCTGTGTTACTATCCTCTATTAACAAGTCAACAAATGCATCTATTCCTTTCACTTCTAATCCCTCACGAAATACCAAGTAATCTTCTGATTCATCGTATCCAAAGAAGATGTTTTGTTCAATTACGTGAATGATAGTTAAATCATCCTTTTCAATTATTTGGTATCTCATATGGCAAGTTTAAATGATAATCCATTAACCGCACCACCTAAAGCGGTTGCATTGTTTACCCTTCGTATTGATAACCTCATAACATCTCCCAAATCTTCTAATTTATATTCCATTATATGCCATTTATTTTAAACGAATAACCGCCCATGCTCGTTGATCCACTGGTAGCATTTTGAATAATCTTAATTTGCCAAGTGTCATTAACAGCAAATGCAACCGTACTCGTATTGTTGTAATTTCCAATCGCACTTCCTGCGGCTATGGTAATGGCTAATGATGTATCAACAGCATTTTTTTGGAGTGTCACGACCAATGATCCCGTTGCTGGTTGTGCTGAATAAATACGAAAGTAAAAATTCAAGAAATTACACGCATTCGCTAACGGCACTTGAAACGGAGTAGATAACGAACTAATCGTACCGCCAACCGCGTGGTATCTTGTTACGGGTGAAGCTGCCCCTGCTAACGCTTGTGCGAGTACATTGTTTTGAATAAACGCGCTCGTTGTTAGTTTGGCATCTAATTGAGTTTGAATATTCGAAGTAACGCCATTCACGTAACCGATTTCCGTTGTTGTTGTAACCGCTACATCCAATTTGCCACCGCCATTAGAAACGACTACACGCGATGGAGTAAGGTTAGATGTTGTAACCGTACTTGCTGCGCCTGTTATGGTATCTTGCTTAGTGCTTAATGCATTGCTCGTTTCCCATAACGAAGTAGTTGTATTGTATTTTAAAATATCGTTGTTGTTTGGAGATACTGCGCTCACGTTGTGGAGTTCTTGCATCTCATATCCATTTTGAACACGCACATACATACGACCTGCGCTGCCATTACTCGCAGTCGTAACGAATCCCAAATACACCAAATGGTTTGGTGCTACTGGTTTTACATTGGTTACACTTCCTGCGGTTGCGCCTAAATAAACCGCATCCCCATCCGCCCATGTTGACGTTGGAAATATACTCAACCCATCTAATTGTCCATTAACAATGATTAAACCTTTCTGATTGGCAGCTATTGATGAACTCAACACGATTCCAACGGTCTGCGCACTTGTTGCATCCGTGCTGTTATATGCAAGTTTAACGGTTAATCTATCGCCTGTACCACCGAATGCGTAAACAGGTTGCCCTTTGGTAATGGTTGTCGCTTCGGCGTTTGTTACATAAGCGAGTAATGTGTTGGGTGCCGTTCCAATAACTTGGAATCCGTTCATGCCTGAATTATAAATACAGAACATTTCAGCACCATCAATGATATCGCCACCTATTAAGAGTCCATTGTTATTCCGATACAAATCTTTAGCACCTAATGAATTTATATTTAAGGAGCATTGTGTAGTATTACCCGTTGCAAATCGAATTAAATACGCATCGCCGTCATTATAAGCGGTTATTCCTGTAATGGTTGTCGTGTATGTATCCGTTCCGCTTGTTGTACCTTTTGGAATACCACTACCACCACCACCGCCTGGAATAGTTTTCCAAGTGTTATCCGCTGCTAAATAATCAGTAGTTGCGCTCGGTTGGTTAGTCGTAAATTGTACTTTCTTTGCCATTAGTCTTGCTTATAAGGAATGTCGCACGCGTTCCATTCGTAGTCAACAGTAATATCAATCGTGCCTTGCACACCTGTTAATACGTTGCTGAATTCCTCCATGAATGGAGTGAAGTTTATTGGCTTACTGATAACAACCGATTCATCGAATATCTGACCATTCTCAATCTCATTAACCATGTCGGCAAAAAGTAAAATACAATCACTTAACGCGTGGCGTTGGTATTCTGTTTTTTCTTCTTTATCGCGTGGTAAATCCGCGAAGATTACTTCCAATGAATAGGTCAACTGCCCAGCATCAATACTGAACTGCGATGGAACAACGTGCATGAATGGAAATTCATCTTCTTTCTCTAAATCCGCTTGGCTTATTTGTCCGTGTGTGAACTTACGAATTAACTCATGATTGTTCGCAAACGTGCGAAGTTTCTCAATGATTACGTTATAGGTGTATAAAGATGAACTACTCATGTATATATGTAGCTAAATGCTCATTTTTTAGTTAGTAATTGTTTCTGAAATTGGGCATAATCAATTTTATAACTCAAATGCGCGAATATTGTTGATGCTTGTGTCTTAATCACTGCATCGAATTTGGTTACATCACGATCCGCAATTTCTTCGATGACATGAAACCAACCATAGTTAGTACTTAATTCGCTTGTTGCAACGCCTCTTGCATCGTCTGAATCGCTATCTTCATCTGATTCATCATCTCTAACTGCGAAGACTCTTGGAAATGATTCAACAATTCTTTTTCGATATTCGAAAAAAAAACCATTGCGCCATTGGCTATCATTAAAGGCATATCATTGAACTCATCTGAGTTCTTTAAATGAATGTTGGCATCATAATCTTCGATTGAATACCGCTTACCAATCTCGCTTTTAATAGGTCGAAACAATATCGCCAATAGTTTATTCAAGTTCTTTGGGAAGTCATTGCAATTTAAATCTAAATCCAACCATTCACCAAACGAAATCGAATTAATATCCGGAACAAATCCATAATTTTTCCATCGTGGAACGTGTTTCGATGGGATGGTTTGTAACGCTACTTCAAAAGCATCTTTGATTTCAGTCAACTGCGATGGCGTAAGGAGTAACACATCGCTACGCTTCATACCAGTCACCGATTGAACCGCATTAATTAAATCGCCTTCATGCATCGTGAATCCAACGAATTGAGCAACGGTTATCTTTTCGGGGGATAGGTCTAATTTAATCTTCATATTTCTTTTGAATTTCGTTGATCCATTCAGTGAATAAATCTGCCATCTGTGTTTTTGCTAATCGCTTCCGTTGGGCAGGTTGTTGTAACCATAACCCGAATAACATAGCTACATTAAAAACGTTTTGTGTATTACTTTCCATCTTTACTAATTTTCCAACCTAACTGCGCCACGCAAACCGCGTAACGTTGTTTTTCGTCTGTGTATTCATTCTTCATTAAATCATCAATCATGCACCTTTCAATGAAGTCTTGGAGGGATTCATCCTTTTCTTTTTTTGGTATTGGCATCAGTCTATTTTTATTTGGTTATCGTTTAGTATTTCGTGATACTTTGCACGCAGTTTATCTAAAGCATCTAATTGCTCAGGGTTATAGTTCTCACTGTTATATTTGATTTGCCTCCTCATCTCTTGGTCGAACTCCCATAACGCAAGGTAAACAGCGTTCATATTAGTGAAACGCTTGTGCGCTTCAATATCATCTGGTTCGTCAAGATTAAATTCAATGATTGCCTTCATAACTTATCAGAGATAATAATGTTAACGGGTGCGTCCGTATCACCAGCGTGAACGGTTCTCGCTTGTTTAGGTTTGAAGTATTCAAGTGTCTTTAGATAAAGTTCACTCGCTATCATCTTATCCTCATCATTGCGACTATTCCACAGCTTATCGAGGAACGCATTAAATTGTTCCGCTTGGTGTCCTGTTATTGAATCACCCAATGCTTCCCATTGTTTCACCTTTTCAGATTTCGCGCCAACTGGTTTTAATCCACCATGACCTTTCTTTAATCGTCCATTTTCATCTCGTTCCATAACTAACTATAATTTATTGTTATACTAAAATAAATTTAATTGTTCATTGTCGTAAACAGTTTTTTCATTTGACCAAATTGCTTCCGTTGTTCTAAACATTGTTCCCTGCATTTCTAACATTGGCTTAAATTGCATCCAATCAGCTTTAGTGTTTTCGCAAACAATTACTTGCCCATTTCTACTCATACACCATTGAGATAATTTACTAAAATCAATATTTTTATTGCTGCATTTGTATTCGTGCCCACCAAATTGATAAGGCGGGTCAATAAACCAAGTTGCTTCTTGATTTTCAAGTTCATCATAGCTTCCAAGTTTAATTTCCCAATGCTTTATTTTGTGCAAGTTTTTTATAACAAAATTAAATTTTTCATCCATTCTTTTTACAGCAAAATAACTTGCAGTTTTTCTCATTCCTGTTGTTCCGTCTTGCACCATAAATCCCATAAATTTTCTTTCTATATCCGATAATTCATAGTCATCAATTGATTGACCTTTATCAAGTTTTGGAAGTCGTTTAATATCTGATTCACTTACATTTTTAAGGTAGTTCCACACTTCAACTATTACAGGATATTTATCCAAAAGCAAAACATCATTCTGCCAATATCTTAAACTATACCTAGCACTTCCAGCAAAAGGTTCAATTATTTTTTTGTGTTTTGGTACTGGATAACAATCAACTATTTTTGATTTACTTCCGTAATAGCTAAACATTACAACTCTATTTTAGTTTTGAAATGATTTATCAATTGCTCCATCTTATGATCGTAGTATTTGACAAAGGTTAAAAATCCTTCGTTATCTTGTTCATACAGCTTATAAAGTACATTCCTCAACCTTTGCCCATTCGATTTCTTTTCAATCTCAAAATCAGCTTTTAAATCATTAATAATATCCTTTTCATTTGTAGCAAACTCCTCTTCTTTTAGAGCGCAATAAACGAA